ATGAAGAACTCAAAAGACAACTCATTAATAATATCAAGCAATAAACCAATTGCTAAGATTGAAGACTGCATATTAAGCAGACTGCCTTCACTTGCTAAGATCAGAAAAGATGAAGGAGAAGAAAAGACTTTGAGCTTCATCAAACTACAACTAATAGAACTAAACGAACTATTAAACCTAAGCAAACCAATGAATGAAGCACAAATAAATTTTACTGCTGGAGTAATACTAGAAGAATTTTACATGCTTAACATATCAGATTTAAAGCTAGTATTTAAAAACATTGCAATTGGTAAATGCGGAAACCTTTATCAATCTCTTAATCCACCAAAACTGTTATCAATATTCAGAGATCATTTAAACGAACGGATGAATCTAGGAGCAGAAATAACAATGAGACAACACCAAGAACACAAACAATTTTAAACCCCTAAATAATGAAAGATAAATACATAGTAATTGAAACTGATGAAACTAATGAAAAGGGATGGCCAAGATTTGAAGTTCACATTGATCAAATTGCAATAGTTACTGAAAATGAAAGTGAATATTGCGAAGGAGAAGATAAATATATATGGATAGATAATGAAGATTTAAAAAGAATTATCGAAGCACAAGAAGAATTAATAATGTACAATCAAATAAATAAAATAAATAAAAAACAATGAACACAATTATAGTAGGAACAGTAAAGAAAATAAACAAAGTACAAACTTTTACAAACGAAAAAACAAAAAAGGAATTTAATAAATGTGAAGTTATTATAGACCAAAACAAAAACTATAAATCAGCACTATGTATAGAGTTCCATCAGGACAATATAGACTTGACTAAAAGACTTGAACTAGAACATGTTTATGAATTTCATATCAATGCAAGTTCTAACGAATGGAACAATAAATATTACACAAGTATTGACTGCTGGAGAATCCAAAAGCTGGACCAAGAAACAGAAAAAGAACTTAATCCAGTAGGAGAAGAAACTGATTTGCCTTTCTAATGGACTTCTATAATTATTTAATAATATCCCATGTTGCAGCAATAGCACTTGGGATATGTATTTGTAAGGTTTTTCAAATTATTAAACAATAATGTTAATAAATCTAAATTAAAACTTAAAAAAGAAATAATTTTTATTTATAATTTAGTAACTGCTTAGACATCACTGACTTAGTGATGGCAACATTAGAAACACTTAAAAAGAAATCAGTAGCACAGCTTAAGAAAATTGCTGTTACTCATTTTCACAAATACATCCGCAATAGAGATAAGGACAAGCCCTGTATCTCCTGTGGTAAATACACCACCTTACAAGCTGGACATTTTTATAGTGCTGGCAACAACCCAACAGTTAGGTTTAATCCTGATAACGTACATGGTCAATGTAAAAGATGCAACTACTTCTTTTCAGGAAACCTCATCCCTTATAAACAAAACTTAATTAAAAAAATAGGTCAAGAAAGATTTGATAAAATCACTCTCAATGTAGAGATGGCAAGAAAGTCACGCTACAAATGGGACAAGCTCTACCTATTAGAAGTTATTGAAAAATATAAGGCATTAAATAAAAATGACTAAAGAAGAGGTGTTGAGCGCATTATATAGAAAGCATGCAACGTGGCTAATGATGGCAGATAAAATGCTTCCATTGTATAGAATCAACAGTGCAGAAGATGTTGTTCAAAGCATGTACGTAAAAATTTATGAAAAAATGCGGAACAAAAAGCTAGTTCCAACGGATATAATAATAGAAGGCAAGCCGCATTATGGTATTGTCTATACAACATTGCATGATTTAGTAGTACATATACACAGAACAGAAAAACCAACTTTTCCAATTACTGGAGACGTAGAAGATAAAAAAACACAGAGTGAAGCAGAATTTTTTGAAAACATTGATAACGTAATTGATGGCTTTACATGGTTTCATAAAAAGATGTTTAAGCTCTATTCAAAGAAGTTTCAATCTATTAGAAAACTATCAGAAGCAACTAAGATCAGTTATAAGGTAGTTTGTAAAACAGTTAAAGAATGTAAAGAAGAAATAAAAAAAAAAATAAATGAAAAGTAAAGGACTAGGAGACACAGTAGATAAAATCACTACCAAAACAGGAATCAAGAAAGCTGTTAAAAAAGTATTTGGGGATTCGTGTGGGTGTGAAGAAAGAAGACACAAGCTAAACAGGTTATTTCCTTATAAAACAAAAGAGTGTTTAACAGAAGAAGAGTATTTATGGTGTGATGATTACTTCAACACATACCGTTCAGTAATATCGAGAGATGAACAAACTATGATGCTATCTATTTTCAATAGAGTGTTTAATGAAAGAAAACAACCTTCATCCTGTGGATCATGCGTGAAAGACTTATACAATACAATTAATAAACTATACAAAGAATATGCGAAAAGTGAGAAAGATAATAGAAGTAAAGCTAAGAGAGTATCTAAAACAACAAGAAAAGGAAATAAAAAATGAAGAATCAAAACTACAACATAGCAAATGAATTAAACCTACTGTGTGCAATATATCCAAATGATGCAGATTTAGGTTTTAAAATTAGAACACATTATGGAAAAAGGAAGAAGAAAGAAACTAAGGAAGATTAGAAAAAGAATGATAAAAAAAACATTTATCAAACTAATGATAGGAACACTTGAAAAGCATTAAAATAATATCAAAGGTTAAAGACGGTAAACTTATTCTAAACACTAAAAGGATTGAAACAGCTTTAAGGCAGTTTGAAGGCAAAAGAGTTGAAATAGTACTTAGAAAAGATAATTACTATCGTAGCAACCAACAGAATGCTTATTACTTCGCTGTGATAGTTCCACTAACAATAGAAGCTATTAAAAACGAATGGGGAGAAACTTGGGGAGTTGAGAAAACACATAACATGTACAAGACAATGTTTCTATGTGAAGAAAAAGCTAATTACAGAACAGGAGAAATAATCAAGATACCTAAATCAACTACACAAAACACAACAATAGAACAAGAAGACTTTCACAATCAATGTAGAGATTTTCTAAGAGAATGGTTTAATGTAGAAGCACCTTTACCTAATGAAGAAATAATATTTGAATAAACAATAAACTTTCAATTATGGATGGTAGAAAAAACAATGGTGGAGCAAGACAAGGAGCTGGAAGGCCTAAGAAAGCAGATGAAGCTAAATTAATAGAAAGACTAGATAATATCATTAATCAAGATGAGGTTATCGAAAAGCTTAAAGAATTAATCCAAAAGGGAGATTTAAGAGCTATATCAATTTATATGGATAGAAGATATGGCAAGCCAGTGGAAACTAAGGATATAAACGTAGATAGAGATTTACCATTGTTTATAGATGAACTATAAAAGCACTACAACAGTTCTAAAACTTAGAAAGCTAGATTCAAGAACTAGAATTGTTAGAGGTGGAACATCTGCTGGCAAAACAATTGCAATACTTCTTATTCTTATATCTTATGCTTGCAACAATGACAACAAAGAAATTAGTGTAGTATCTGAATCAATACCTCATCTACGTAGAGGAGCTTTAAAAGACTTCATTGCAATACTAAAAGCACTAAACAGATACAGAGAAAAAAAGTTCAATAGAAGTACTTTAAAATATCAATTCAGCAATGGTTCTTATATAGAGTTCTTTTCAACGGACCAACCCGATAAACTAAGAGGAGCAAGAAGAACTGATCTTTATATCAATGAGTGTAATAATGTTCCATTTGATGCTTACCAACAGCTAGCAATAAGAACCTCAGGAAACATTTGGCTTGACTACAATCCAACATCCTTGTTTTGGGTGGACAAAGAACTAATAGGACAACCTGATACAGATTTTATTACACTTACTTACAAAGACAATGAATCACTGCCTGAATCAATAGTTAAAGAAATTGAAAAGGCAAAAGACAAAGCAAAGACATCTGCCTATTGGAAAAATTGGTGGAGAGTTTACGGTTTAGGAGAAGTAGGACAATTAGAAGGTGCTTGCATACCTGACTGGAAAGAAATAAAAGAAGTACCTAATGAAGCAAAGCTAGTAGGAGCAGGGCTGGATTTTGGTTATACAGTAGATTCAACTTCAATAGTAAATCTCTATAAGTACAATGATACTTACATATTTGATGAGGTGTTATATAGAACAGGAATGTTAAACAGAGATATTTCCAACTTCATTAAAAACAATAACATCAACTGCAACATATATGCAGATTCAGCAGAACCTAAATCAATAGCAGAAATAAGACTTAGCGGAATAGATGTCTTTCCAGTTGCTAAAGGTCGTGACTCTATTGTGTATGGAATTAACCTCATAAATCAGAACAAAGTATTTGTAACACATAGAAGCAAGAACTTAAAAAAGGAATTAGAAGGTTATGTATGGATGAAAGATAAACAAGGCAATACACTACAAAAACCAAATCCATTAACAGGCGATCATGCTATTGATGCAGCTAGATATGTGATGATGATGGTTTTAGAAAACCCTAACAGAGGAAAATATTATTTATACTAAAACGTGTATATCAATTTAACTATTAAAACGGATTAATAATAATGAAGCTCGAAATAACTATACCTGAAAAGCTAAATGAAATAACACTTGGACAATACCAACAGTGGTTAAAGGTTGCAGAAGGAAAAGAGATAACTCCATTCTTGCAGCAAAAAATGATTGAAATATTTTGCAATGTAACCTTAAAACAAGTGCTAATGATTAAGGCAAGTGATGTTGATACTATCACTAACGACATAGCAAAAGTATTTGAAGAAAAACCTAAGCTAGTAACAATGTTTAAACTAGATGAAATAGAATTTGGATTTATACCTAAGCTAGATGAAATGAGCTTTGGAGAATATATTGATTTAGATTCTTATCTCCCTAATTGGGAGACAATGCATAAAGCAATGAATGTTTTATTTAGGCCTGTTACATTCAAGAAGAAAGAAAAGTATTTAATAAGTGATTATGAAGGTTCAGGTAAATACGATTTAAGGAACATGACTTTAGATGTTGTTTTTGGCTCAGTTGTTTTTTTTTGGAATTTAAGAAACGAATTACAGAAACATATACTGAACTATTTGGCGAATCAGAAGGAGGAAACCATCTCTCAAAAACTCAAGGATTTGCTCAAAAATGGGGATGGTATCAGTCTATTTACGGATTGGCCAATGGAGACATTAGAAAACTAGATGAGGTTGTTAAGCTAAGATTACATCAATGCTTACAGCACTTATCATTTGAAAAAGACAAATACGAACTAGAAGCACACATGATAAAAGCTAACAGTAAAAAATGACAAGGCAAGAAATATTAGAAGAAATAATGGATAGGGATTTATTCCAAAAGGATGAATACATAATTCTTGCTGATGGTTTTGAAGATGCTTTTCTTGGTGTTACTGCAACCAAACCAATTAAGGTTGTTTACGACTATTGGAAGTGTTTGGACTTAATAATAAAAAGAGATAACGCAGGATTTGATGAAGCTATGGATTGGCTAGAAGAATTTATAGAAGAAGAACTAGGGCAGCACGCACCACTATATATAAAACAAATACAATGAAAAGTTTTTACAACATAATAGATAAGATTAAAACAGTGGTCAATGCAGAACCATTTAACAGTACAGTAACATTTGGAGATATATCTGATATTGATTTAAAGAAACAAAGCATTTTTCCACTTGCTCATATAATGGTTAACAATGCTACTATCAATGATAATTACATCACTTTTAATGTTACTCTATTTGTGATGGATTTAGTAGAAGTTTCAAAAGAAGCTGACACAAGTTTATTCTTAGGCAATGACAATACACAAGATGTGTTAAACACACAAATAGCTTTAGGCACTAGAGTAATTAGAGTATTACAGAAAGCAGATATATACAGAGATGAGTTTGAACTTGTTAATCCAGCTAATTGTGAACCGTTTGAAGAAAGATTTGATAATGCACTTGCTGGATGGGCGATTACATTTGATATAGGAGCTAAAACAGAGATGACTTATTGCTAATGGGAGAATTTAATCAAGTATTAGAAAAGTACGCTAAGTATGTTATTCAGCAGTCAAGAAGTAATTTGACTAAAAGAAGAAGCAATGCTACAAAAAGACTTTATAATAGTTTAGGATATGTTATTCAAGGAACTAGAGTAACTTTTGAATCAGAAGACTACGGTCAATTTATTGACAAGGGTGTTAAGGGTTCTAAAAGTACATATAGTGAAAGTAGGAACAGTCCTTTTAGATACAGGTCCAAACAGCCACCATCAGACTCAATTACTAAATGGGCCAAGATTAGAGGATTAAAGGGAAGGGATAAAAAAACAGGTAGATTCATCACTAATAAATCACTTTCTTTTTTAATAGCAAGAAGCATTAAAGAAAAAGGAATCAGAGCTACTATGTTCTTCACAAAACCTTTTGAAGCTGGAATAGTCAAATACAGTGATGAGATGATTGAAGCAATATTTAACGACAATATAAAATTATGAGTACAATAATTAGAACTAGAAGCCCTTTCTTTATAAGAACACCTGATGAATCAGATGCAGATTTATCTTTCTTTAGATTAATACTAACCATCTTTAAAGGTTCAGTTGGTTCAACTCCAGCTTGTGGCGATTTAAACGAAACTGTTACACTAGAAAAAAAGATTTTACCAACTGAAACATCAGTTACTTTTGAAATATCTGAAATTGTAAATCAATATTTTGAACAAACTTTTACAGGCACTTATTCTGCTGACATGCAGTCTTTGTGGGTATCAACAGGAATCACAGCTAGAAAAGCAGATGGCACTTTAATAGGAAGTTCAACTGATGCAGTTTATTTGGCACAAGAAGGATTTAACACATTCAAAGAAGGTGTTAATTTTACAGATGAAAACGAAGCACTTATAAGTTCAAACTATATTCAAGTAAAAGATGGGGATGCAATAAGACTTCCAGTAAATGCACAGAATGTAACAAGTGTTGAATTTAAAGAAGGTAACACTACTATTTCAACACAAGCTATTTCAGATGATTTAAGCTCTCCACAGAAAATTCAATATGTTGTTAGAAATTACAGTTCTACTATAAACATTGATAGCATAGTAGTAAACTTTACAGGTAGAAGTTCAAGCGGCACAAGAACCATTACTGTTGAAGCAGTAGAAGAATGTAAATTCTCTCCTTACAAATGTGTTTTCTTAAATAGATGGGGTGCTTTTCAAGATGTGTATTTCTTTAAAAAATCAACATCTTCTTTAGAATCTAAAAATGAAACTTTTAACAAATCCATTTTTGCAGCAAACACTATAACCTCATCCTTAGTTGGTGGAGTTTGTACTCCAGCAAGCACTTATAATACTTACAGCACCACTGATCACAGCATGCAAACGTTCAATAGTAATGCAAAACAGAGTTTAGTTCTTAATACAGGTTTTATAAAAGAATCCATGAACATAACACTAGAAGAACTTTTGCTAAGTGAATATATATGGCTTGTAGATAGTTCAAATAATGTGTTTCCTGTGTTACTTAAAGAATCCAATTTACAAACCAAGACAAGTTTAAATGATAGGTTAATAAACTACACAATGAATTTTGAAATGAGTTTTGACTACATAAACAATGTAAGATAATGCAAAAAATAAGTTTATATATACAACCTATTTTAACTGATGTAAACACCGTTCAGACTTTTCAGAACGTTGATTTAATGGAAGAAGATTTAATTACATTAACACAGGTTATTCAAGATGCAAAAGATTTAGATAAAATATTCACTGACTATTCTAAAACATTTAATCTACCAGCATCAAAAACAAACAACAAACTTTTTAAACATTGGCACAATCAAGATGTAATAGGAGTTGATAATCAAAAGATGTTAAATGCTAGAATAGAGCTTAATCATTTAAGGTTTAGAGATGGTGTTATTAAGTTAGAGAGTGTTGTTATGAAAAACAACAGGCCTAGCTTATACAAGGTTACTTTTTTTGGTGGAACTGTATCATTTAAAGATTTAATAGGAGAAGACAATTTAGATTCTTTAGAGTGGCTTGAAAACTTTGATTTTACTGCTAGTACTGCAAATATTATAGATGGCCTTAAAAACGGTTTTAATTACACAGTGGATTCTGTTACTTATAGTGATGCTGTAATATATCCTTTGTTAGCGCACACACAGCAATATATAATAAACGGCACTGGAGAATTTGACAATTTTGGAAACATTACTGTTAATGATTCATCTACAAATACAACTAGAGGGGTATTTCCTGAAGATATAAAGCCAGCTATTAATGTAAGTGTTATTATAAAAGCTATTGAGCAGCGTTATGGAATTACTTTTGCATCAGGTGGGTTCTTTGAAAATCCAGCCATCACAAATATGTATTTATGGTTACATAGACAAAAAGGAAAAGCAGCTTTAGCTGGAACATGGGTTGGTAATGTAGATGCTTACACTTGCCAATCTGCTGAACAGGACTGTACAAGTGTAACAAGTGACACCATTTTAGCACCTACATCTTCAACGGCTCAAATCACAAAAGGTAGTTTTAGCACTTCAACAGGTGTTTATACATTTAAAAAAATACCTAATGAAATAAGCCAAGGTTCAACAGTTGGTGGAATTATTGAAAGACTTACTAAAATATCAAATCAGTCTTTAAAAATTGTTATGGAAGTGACTCCAGCATCAGGATTTGAAAGTGTGTTTTATGATTTAGAAATTGTTAAGGGTTCTTTAGGTAACGCAGTAAGCAACGCAACTAATTTAACAGGAACTCAATCTATTGAATTTTTAATTGGTTCAAACTATGGAACAGGAATTGACATTGATGATTTTTTTGCAAATAGTCTTATTACAAGAACAGGTTCAACAGGTACTACAACACAAAACACAGTTGACACTCTTTATGGTAGAGTAACAAGTGAAGATGCTTTTCAATTTAGTTTTAAAATTACTGTTTCAGAATATTTTAACGTAAACTATGGAATTTTATATGATGAAAGTACTTCTGTTGTTCATGATACACCTTACTGGCTTTATCAAAATGGAACACATAATGTATCAGCAGAATTCACAAGTAATTCATCAACTTTAACTGCTCAAGATGGTTTTGTGCAGATACAGGAGCAAATACCTGAAATCAAAGTCATGGACTTTTTAAAAGGTCTTTTTAAAATGCACAATCTTACTGCATTTGTGAATACAAGTGATGAAATAGAGGTTAAAACATTAGATACTTTTTATAGGGGTGGAGATACTATTGATTTAACTAGGTTCATAAAAACAGATGAACATTCAATGGAAGGCACTTTGCCATATAAAGAAATTAGCTTTAAATATTCAGAAGCAAAAACAATTCTAGCAGATGAATTTAAAGAAACATTTAACAGAGATTTTGGTTCACTTGATTATATAGGAAACAACAATGGAGAAGGTAAATTTGAAGTCAAATTGCCTTTTGAACACATGATGTTTGAAAGAATAAAGTTTGCACCGACACAATCAGGACAAGCAAACCAGCCAACAGATGTGCAATATGGTTTATTCGTAGATGCGGACATGAACCCAACAATAGGAAAACCGCTTTTATTTTATGCTATTAATCAAGATTTTGACGAAGACACACATCAAGGTCCTGATTTTATAAACTTTGTTGATACTATAAGACCAGCAGATTCATCTACAACTCCAACTGCTGGAACTAGATACAATATAGACAAAGCTTTTTTACCTTCTAATGGATATAACAGTGCTGGAATAAGACAAAAACCAACATTTGAACTGCATTTTGGAAGTGAAATAAACAGCTTTAATTATACTGATTATTCAGGAAACACAAATAGTTTATTTAACCTGTATTACAAGAACTATATTGAAAGAGTTTTTGACGTTAGAACTAGACTATTTAAATTTTCTGCAATGCTGCCTTTACACATACTAAACAAATTGACTTTAGATGATAAGATAATTATTGGAACACATGCTTACACGATCAATAAAATGACAACTAAGCTGCAAAGTGGAGAAACAGAATTTGAACTATTAAACAATCCATCATGATAAAGATACTATTAGAAGGTTTAGAGTTTTGCAAAGAACACAAGATATATGATAAGAACATCAATATAGCACTAGGTAAAAACAAAGTTCCTTTAACTATTAAAGAGGGGTTACAACAATTAAAATTTGAAAAATGGAGAAAAAGGTTTTAGAATTAGTAGTAAATACAAAGTCTGCTGAAAAAAACATCAAAGGATTAAATACTGATTTAAGCAAAACAGAAAAGCAAGTCAAAAAGACTAGCAATGAAATGAATTCTGCTTTTGAAGCTTTGCCTTCATCAATTCAAGGTGTTGCTAATAAAGTTAAAGGTTTAGGAACATCATTTAAAGCTTTGGCCGTTGGTGGTGGTGTTGCTGCGATTGCTGCACTTGGCACTTTATTTGTTACAGCAACTAAAAAAGGAGCTGAATTTGCAAAAGAACTATCAGGACTAAAAGCTGTTTTAGGTGCATCAGGTAGTGAAATGCAAGAACTATCTAGTTCAGCAAAAGAACTAGGTGCATCAACACAATTCACAGCAAAAGAAGTTGTAGGCCTTCAAACGGAATTTGCAAAATTAGGTTTTACAACAAAAGAAATATTAAAATCTACAAAAGCCACCCTTGATCTAGCAGCATCATTAGATGTAGGGCTAGCAGAAGCAGCTTCAATAGCTGGTTCTACTTTAAGAGCTTTTGGTCTTGAAGCAGAAGAAACTCAAAGAGTTGTTGATGTGATGGCAGCTTCTACTTCTAAATCTGCTTTAGATTACGATTCATTAAGGGAATCACTTAAACTAGTTGCTCCAACAGCTAGGGCAATGAATGTAGATATTGAAGAAACAACTGCATTACTAGCAACACTTGCTGACAATGGTTTAAAAGGTTCTGTTGCTGGTACTGGATTAAGTAAAACATTTATTGAATTAAACAAAAAAGGAATTCCATTAAATGATGCTCTACAAAAGGTAAAAAACAGTTCTAATCAGCTAAATACCGCCATTGATTTAGTAGGAGTAGTAGGTTCAAAATCTCTTTTAACATTAGCAAACAATGCTCCTAAAATTGATGTACTTACAAGATCATTTGAAAATTCACAAGGAGCAGCACAAAGACTAGCAGAAACAAGATTAGATAATTTAGCTGGAGACACTACTAAATTAAGTTCAGCCTGGGAAGGGTTTTTATTATCTATTGAAGATGGAGAAGGAATTTTTAATAGCATAGCTAGAGGTATTGTCCAAGCAACAACTGCTTTATTAAATTTTATAACACCAGCAGAAAGTTTATCTAATGAGTTTTTTAAACAAAAAGAAGCAGTAGAAACATTAGAAACAAAAATTACACCGTTAGTTAATAGATATGATGAATTAGCTAGTAAATCGGAACTGACTAAAGATGAACAAAAAGAACTAGACGAAGTTTTAAAACTAATTGCACAAGACGTTCCACTGGCAGTAACAGAATTTGACGAATACGGCAAAGCATTAGGAATAAACACAGAAGCAGCTAAAGAATTTATAAATGAACAAAAAGAAATATTAAAATTAAAAAATAAAAGAGCAATTGAAGATGAAACAGATGCAATTGAAAGCTTAAATGCAAAACTAAAAACTCAAGCACTACAATTAGAAAAGGTTGATGGTAGATACATAAAGCAAATAAGAACCTATACTAAGCTCGGTAACGAAATTATTACAACTAGAAATTTATCTAATGAAGAAGTATTGTCAATTAAAGAAAAAAGAGCTGAATTAAATTTAGAGATAAAAACTAGAGAAGCTATAATTGCTCAATTAAAAGGAGAAAAAACAGAAGGGGAAAAAGCAATAGAAACTAAAGAGGAAGAAAATGAAAAAATTGAAGTTAAGGTAGAAAAAACAAAAGACTTAATTAAAATACAAGAAGAACTACTAGAACAGGCAAAAGAATTGCCACAAACAACAGAAAGAGAATTAGTTGTTAAAAATAGAAAAATTGCAACTATTGAAAAAGAAATAAAAAGATTAAAGTCTCTTGGAATTGCACGAAAAAAATCTACTACAACTCAAAAAGAAGAACTAGTGTTTCTTAAAGGAAGAAATGCAGAAACTATTGATGCTAATAATGAACTTGCTGAAAATACAAATACTACACTTTCTACACTTGCAACAATAAATGCTAATTACTATCAAGGTTTAAGAGATCAAAGACAACAAGATTTAGATGATTTTTTAAGAATTAATGAAGCAAAAAGAAGAAGCCAAGAACAACTAACACAAGCAACATCAGGAGCTTTAAGGTCGTTTGTTCAATTAGCTGGAGAAGGAACAAAAGCTGGAAAAGCTGCTGCACTAGCAGATGTATTTATTAATACTGCAAGTGGTATTAGTAGCGCAATATCAGGGGCAACAGCAGCAGCAGCAGCAACAGGGGTAGGCGCGCCAATTATGACACCTATTTTAATTGCTCAGTTAGTTGGCCAAGTTCTTGGTGGTATGGCAGCAGCAAAAAACATATTAAAAAAAGTAAAAGGACCATCAGCAACCGTTCCAAGTTCAGTTTCAACAGGTGGAGGTGGAGCTGGAGGTGGAGCAAGTAGACCGCCACAATTTAATATAGTAGGAAATTCAGGAGTTAATCAAATAGCAAATGCAGTAGGTAGTCAAGGGCCTGTACAAGCGTTTGTAGTAGCTGGAGCAGTTACAACACAGCAACAATTAAACAATGCAATAGTAAGTAGAGCAACATTATAAAAACAAACAAAATGGAAATAGTAGAATTATTATTAGATGAAGAAAACGAGGTTACAGGAATAGATGCTGTTTCAATCGTAGAGAATCCAGCAATAGAAAGTGATTTTATTGCATTAGCAGAACAAGAAATAAAACTAGCTAAAGTAGATGAAGAAAAGAAAATATTAATGGGAGCTGCTTTAATACCTAACAAGCCAATATTTAGAAAAAAAGGAGAAGACATGTTTTATGTTTATTTTTCTAAAGACACAGTAAGAAGGGCAGCAGAACTATTTTTTAAGAACGGCAATCAAAACAATGCTACTTTAGAACATAGCATGGGAATAGATGATTTAACAGTTTTTGAAAGTTGGATTGTTGAAGACACTAAAATGGACAAATCTGCTAAGTATGGTTTGGAAGTTCCTGTTGGCACTTGGATGATCTCAATGAAAGTTGAAAATGATGAGGTTTGGAATGACTATGTAAAAAGCGGAAAAGTAAAAGGTTTTTCAATTGAAGGATATTTTGCAGATAAAGCAAAAATGAAAAGAGATAGCACAGCGCAAGAAATGGAAGCTATTTTAGAAAGTGAAGCTGTTTATATGCTAAACACAATTAGAGATATTGTAAAAGATGAAAAAATTACATTAGAAACTTACAATGATTATCCTGATGCTGTTTCTAACAATGCTAAACGTGGAATTGAACTAAACGAAAAAGTAAAAAATCGTTGCTCGACTGCCATTGGGAAAATAAGAGCCACGCAGCTCAGAGATAAGAAAAACATCAGTTTAGAAACCATCAAAAGAATGTACAGCTATTTATCAAGGGCTTCTGAGTATTATGATGAAAACGACAATGAAGCATGCGGAACTATCTCTTATTTATTATGGGGTGGAAAAGCTGGTTTAAGATGGAGTGAAAGCAAGCTAAAAGAACTAGGAGAAATTAATTTAGAGTCAATGCTTATAAATGATGACTTTGCTATTATAGATGATAGACTTGCTTATTCAACTAAAGAAAAAGCAGAAGAAATGGCTGTTAATATAGGATGTGAAGGAATACACATACATGAGTTTGAAGACAAAGAATGGTACATGCCATGTGAAAAGCATTCACTTAAAAAATACAAGTGTCCAAAAGGATATAAAAAAGATTATCAAAAACATAAATGCGTTAAAAAAAAAAGTAGTTATGCAGAAGTAGGGCCTAGAGGTGGAATCAAAAAAAGTCCAAAAGCTCCAGCAAGTGGAACACCTAACAGAACTCCAAAAGGAAAAGGAACTGCAAAAGGGGATGCTTCGACAAGTAGAGGTGCTAAAGTAAGTAAGGCAGATGAAGCAAAACTTCAAAAAAAAAGTGATGAGTTTAACGAAAGATACAAAGATAAGTTAGGTTATGGTGTTACAGTAGGGCAGCTTAAAAGTGTATTTCAAAGAGGATTAGGAGCTTTTAATGTTTCACATTCTCCAAAAATAAAATCTCCAACTGCGTGGGCTATGGCTAGGGTAAATGCTTATTTATATTTAGTTAAAAATGGAAGACCCCAGAATCCTAAATACACAGGGGATTTTGATTTGTTGCCTAGTAAACATCCTAAATCTCCAAAAAATAAATAAAATGAAAAAGAAAAGAGAAAATAAAACAATGAGTAAAACATCTCCAAAAGGTGGTAAAAGAGGTTGTTTATGTGCTGATAACACTTACCATTCTAAATGTTGTGATGGTTCACATCAAGCACAAGGGATAGGCCCAGTATAAAAAAGTTTTATAAAAAGTATATCATTTTATGTCTTTAATCGGATTATAGACATGAAAGCGCAAGAAATACTTAATAAAATCAAGAACGTGGTTGGAGTAGAACTTTCAGAAGAAGTATCTGTACAACTCGAAGAATTAAAATTAGAAAACGGCACTATTCTAGTTGCTGAAAGTTTCGAAGCTGGCAAAGCAGTATTTATTAAATCAGAAGAAGAAGAAATTGCACTTCCTGTTGGGGAATATGCCTTAGAAGATGGCAGAAAGCTAATGGTAAAAGAAGAAGGTTTAATTGATGCTATTGCAGAAGCTAAAGAAGAAGAAGAAGAAGTAGAAGCAAAAGAAGTAGAAACAGACCTTGAAGAAGAAAAAGAAGAAATGTATGTTACTAAAGAAGAATTTGCTTTAGCAGTAGAAGAAATTAAGTCAATGATTGAAAAAATCGGAGATAAAGAAGAGATGAGCGAAGAAACAGAAGTTGAAGAAACAGAAGTTGAAGAAAAAGTAGAAAAAGAAGAACTATCTGCTGATGTCGCTGAACCTATTAAACATAATCCTGAAAAAGAAGATAAAAAATTCAATTTCAAAATATCCAATAAAATAGAAACTAAAATGGATAGGATTTACAACAGATTAAATAATAATTAAAAACAAATAAAATGGCAACAACAACAAGCTTAACAAGTACATACGCTGGAAAAGATGCTGCTGGATATATTGCTGCTGCTCTTTTAGAGGGTAACACAATAGCAAAAGGTGGTATTACTGTAAAGCAAAATGTAAAATTTAAAGAAGTAATCAAAAAATTAGCAACTGATGCTAACGTAATTAAGGATGCGACATGCGACTTTGATGCAACAGGAACAGTTACAATGACTGAAAGAATCCTACAACCTGAGGAGTTCCAAGTGAACATGCAGTTTTGTACTAAAGATTTTGTTAACTCATGGGAAGCAATTTCAATGGGCTTTTCAGCTTATAACAATCCACCAAAAGACTTTTCTAGCTATATACTAGGACATGTTGCTGGATTGGTAGCAGAAAGCACTGAAACAAATATTTGGGAAGGCGCAAATGCTTCTGCTGGACAATTTGATGGTTTAGTTCCATTAGCATTAGCAGATTCAGATGTTATTGATGTAGCTTCTCACGCTGCTGTAACTTCTTCAAACGTAATTGACAAACTAGGTTCTATTGTAGATGCTATTCCTTCTGCTCTTTACGGTAAAGAAGATTTACACATTTATGTTTCACAAAACATTGCTAGAGCTTACGTTAGAGCTTTAGGTGGATTTGCAAGTGTTGGTTCTAATGGTTTTGAAGGTAGAGGAACAAACCAAGATTTAGGAGATAACTTACTATTTGATGGTGTTAAGTTATTTATTGCAAATGGATTGAATGATGACACTGCAATGGCAGCTCAGAAATCAAACTTATACTTTGGAACAGGTCTTTTAAGCGACTATAACGAAGCTAAGATTATAGACATGGCTCCAATTGATGGCTCGCAGAACTTTAGAGTTATTTTGCGTTACACAGCTGGTGTTCAGTATGGAATAGGTTCTGAAATCGTTCTTTACCACGCGTAAGAAATTAATTAATAACGAGGGCTTGAAATAGCCCTCTATTTAAACTATAAAATTATGGGATGTGATTTATCAGCAGGAAGGAACGTACCTTGTAAAGATGTGACAGGTGGTATATTTGCGGTTTACTTTGTGGACTATGGAGATTTAGGAGATATTACTTTGACATCAGACGAAGTAACTGATGTTTCAGGAACATTCTCAGCTTACAAATACTTAGTAAAAGGAGCAAATTCACTTGAACAAGCTATTACAAGCGAACCTGACAACGGAACAACATTTTTTGAACAAACTTTAACATTAAACCTACAAAAGCTAACTAAAGAAGATTTAGTACAATTAAAACTTCTTTCTTATGGTAGACCTCACGCAGTTATTGAAGACAACAATGGAAACTTCTTTTTAGCTGGAAAAGAAAACGGTTTATCTGTTTCAGGAGGTACTATAACAACAGGTGCAGCAATGGGAGATATGAGCGGAACTTCAGGCCTTACTTTAACAGGTCAAGAAGTATTGCCAGCTAACTTTATTGCAAGTGCAACTAGAGCAAATCCATTTGCTGGATGCTCATCAGCCACTTGTACAGTTGTAGTAGGAACTAACAGCTAAGAACTAGGTTAAAAAGTACTATGTGTTAAGGGGTATAGTACATGGGTGTGAAAAGGGTGGATGAGTGTAAAATTTTATCCACCTTTTTTTTTAAAAAATTAAATATGCAAATACTAAGTACAACAGGAGGCACAATAAATTTTATTCCACGTGAAAACATAGATGATAGCAAGACTTATTCTATTTTCATTTATTCAGAAGACAAAAACAAGAATGTTCTTTCTGCTTCAGTAGCAACAATAGGCACTACTAGCTTTTATAACACTTTTGCTGCTGATATAACACTTGATGAAGGTTCTTTTTATAGAGTAGATGTTAAAAATGCAACAGATGATGTTTTAATATTTAGAGATAAAATTTTCTGTACAGACCAAACTGCAAACGCATACCAAATGACAAGCGGAGTTTATACTCAAGCACCTGAAATTCCAACAGCTAACGAATTTATATACTACGAAGGATGAACAACTTGCACTTTATAGAATTAAGCCAATATGAAAGGCCATTAGTAACAGAAGAAACTAATCGCGATTGGGTTGGAGTAGGAGAAGATAATGCCTATTATCAAGGCCTTATTGACTGTTTTATGGATTCTACTACTAATCAAGCAGTCATTACAGGTATTGCACAACAGATTTATGGTAGAGGATTAGAAGCAACAGATGCAGCTAAAAAACCTGAACAGTTTGCAGAAATGAAAAAGTTGCTTAAACCTGATGTGTTAAGGAAAATCAGTTTGGATTTAAAGATGCTAGGAGAAGCAGCTTTGCAGATTAGTTATAAGGGCAAAAAAGTACACAAGGTTACACATTTTCCAAGAGAAACATTAAGACCTGAGAAATGCAACGAAAATGGCGATATAGAAGCTTATTATTATAGTGCAGACTGGTCAAAAGTTAGAAACAACACTGAACTAACTAAAATTCCTGTTTTTGGTAGTAAAGGAACAGGCAATGAAGTAAAGATTATTAAAAGATATGTTACTGGTTACCATTATATAAGCCCAGCAGATTATTCTACTTCTTATGCTACTTTAGAAAAGGAAATTGCAGACTATTTAATCAATGATGCACAAAACTCTTTTTCGGGGACAAAAGTTATAAATTTTAATTCGGGAATACCTTCGGAACAGAAGATGCAAGAAATCAAAAGCCAAGTGATGAACAAACTCACAGGTTCATTTGGCGAAAAGTGTATTATTGCTTTTAATCACAATGCAGAACAAAAAACAACTGTTGAAGATATTCCTTTAAATGATGCACCACAACACTATCAGTATTTAAGTGAAGAATGTTCTAAAAAGATTTTACTATCTCACAGAGTTACAAGTCCATTATTACTAGGATTAAGAGATGGAAACAGTGGTCTTGGTTCAAATTCAGAAGAAATAGAAAATGCACAAAGACTGTTTTCAAACACTACTATTAGACCATATCAAGATTTAATTATAGACTGTTTGGATGAGGTTTTAGCAGTAAATAACATCTCACTTAATCTATACTTTAAGACACTTGATCCTTTAGAGTTTATGGATATTGAGGTTACTAATGAAGAAGTAATTGAAGAAGAAACAGGTGTTAAGCAAGAACTTGAGATAATGGCTTCTAAAAAAACTCCTAGTATTTCAGATGATGAACTAAACACAGTTGCAGATGAGTTAATTGATTTAGGAGAAGATGAATCAGAGCTTTTAAAAAAGTATGATGTAATTGATGAAATGGAAGTGGATTATGACCAAGAAGAAAGATTAGATAAAATGCTAAAACTTACTTCTACTGGTAGAGCTTATCCAAACGCTAAAAGCGAACAAGACGGCACAAGTAAACAACAAAGTCAGCAAGGTGTTGAATTTTTAGTTAGATACACTTATTCGCCTAAAAAAGTAAGTGCAAATTCTAGGGAGTTTTGCAAGAAAATGGTTGCTGCTGATAAAGTATATCGAAAAGAAGACATACTTAGAATGAGCAACAAAGTGGTTAATGCTGGATTTGGCAAAGGAGGTTCAGACACTTATTCAATTTGGCTGTATAAGGGCGGTGCAAGATGTTCACACAAATGGTTTAGAAAGACTTATCAAGTTAAAAATGGAGTTAAAGAAGAAATAACAACAGGACAAGCAAGAAGCAAAGGATTTAAAGCACCTGTAAACGAACAGCAAGTATCAGTAGCACCAAAAGACATGCCTAATGAAGGTTTTGTAAATCCACCTAAAAAGAAATAAAATGGCAAAAGCATTATTTATACAGAAAAAAGATTTAGTAAGGTTCACAGCAGCCAATGGAAACATTGACACTGATAAACTGCTCCCTTATATAGACATGGCCCAAAAAATAGACATTGAAAGGTTATTAGGAACTAAACTTTATGATAAAATATCTGCTGACATAGCTGCAAATCCACAAACACTAACAGGTAATTACTTGACTTTAGTTTCAGAATACATCAAACCAACTTTAATTCATTATGCAATGATGTATGCTTTGCCTTATTTAAGTGTTACAATTGGAAACGGTGGTGTGTACAGAAACAATCCTGAAAATGCAACAGCACTAACAGGAGAAGAAATTGATAAAATGGTAGAAAAAGAAAGGGATGCTGCTCAGTATTATTCCACAAGAATGATTGACTTTTTAAACTTCAATGCAAGTAGCATGTTTCCTGAATATTTTACAAATAGTAATGATGACATTAGCCCTGATTATTCAGATGATTTTGGCGGATGGGTTTTAACTTAAGATTATGGCAAACACAATAGGATGGGGTAAGGCAACGCAGAACAATGATAACGGTTTTGGTAAATATCAAAACACTATTGGTGCTGCTTCTATTTATGCTGAAAGCTACGCAGGAGATACAGCAGTAGTAGGAACAAGTGCTGCCTTTAGCTATTCGGCTAGTTCTTACAACCAAGGAGAAGCTGACCCTACACCAACAATTACAGGAACTACTGGAGGTTTTTTCACTTCTGATGCTGGAGTTTCTTTTATAGACACCTCAACAGGTCAAATTGATTTATCTGCTTCTACTATTGCAACACACGCAATCACATATATTGTAGATGGTGTTCAATCAACTCAAAATGTAGGTATCACAGCCATACCTTATCAATCTACCTCTTCATTTAGCTTTGATGGAATAAACGACAGATTTTTTATAAATAGTGGAAATGATATTGATTTAGGTCTTAACAGTACGTTAAGTTTTTGGATGAATGGTGCTTCTAGTTATAATGGCTATATATTAGGCAAATCAGGTACTAATCAAGGTGTCATTCATTCTAGTACTGGTGTTTTTTATGTTTATCTATCAGGGAATTGGTGGGATAACTTTAACCTAGTTCCAGCAGAGCTACCAGCAGGCACTTGGAAACACGTTGCTGTTGTTAGAACTACTAATGGCTCATCTTCTAGTGTTACAGTTTATGTAAATGGGACTTCAATTCAAACGCAGAGTAAAACCGCTTCATTCTTTTTAACAACCACTACTAAAGTTAATCAAATAGGTGCAATGGGAACTGCAGGAGGTTATAATAGTGGTTTTGAAGGTAAATTAGACGAAGTATCACTATGGAATACAGCTTTAAGCACTGATGCAATTACAGAGATTTACAATAGTGGCACGCCAAATTCATTAACAAGTTTAACACACGCAAGCTCTAGTGCCCTAGTAGCTTGGTATAAAATGGGAGAATAGATGAGTACAGAATTTTACAATCGTAATTGGCGTATGCCTAAAAGCTCAAACAGTAGCAAAGTATCAAACTATTCTATGAGCTTTGATGGGAGTTCTGAGTATATAGATTTAACTCAGCACGATTTAGGAACTATAAATACAATTTCTTTATGGTTGAATATTTCTTCTATTACATCAGCACAAACAGTTTTAGGCGAACCTTCAAACGCTTTCAAACAATCAGTAATAATTGCTAGTAATATTATATATATAAAAGATGTTTCTAACCATTTTAAAGGGTGGAATTTAAGTACAAGCTCAGAATTTAGTTTAAATAATTGGCATCATTTTGGAATTGTTCGTTCTGGTTCTACTGTTACTTTTTATATTGATGGAGTAGACCAAGGCTCTCCAGATTCTTCTAGTGGAGCATTTACAGCAAATACAAAATTTAGGTATTTAGGTACAAACTATCCTTCAAATTCTCAGTTTGTAAATGGTAAAATAGACCATCTAGCAATCTTTGATTATGCACTTTCAAGTTCACAAATTACAAGTTTATACGGTAGCTCCAGCACTGGAGTAGGCAATCCAATGGCAATCACTGGAGGTAGAAAACCTGTTTCTTATTATCCAATAGGGGACTATGCAGCATTTAACGGTTCTGAATATTTAGTAAATAATGGAGCTTTACAAGATTATGTATTTGATTTTGATATTGGAACAAATGACTATATAGATTTAGGTACTGGTGTAAGTCAATCGTTTTCTGAATTGAGCATATCCACTTGGATTAATGTTCCCTCTTCAGCTTCAGGTGCTTATGACACAATTATTAGAAGGGGTACTTGGTCTGCTGGTGCTTTTGAATTAAGAAATAATGCTAGTTATGCTGGGTTAAAATTTGCAATATATCCAGGAACAGCAAATGTAACTACAACAGGAGTTACTTTAAATGATGGTAATTGGCATCATATTTTAATTACTTATGATGGTACTAATGTTAAAATATATGTTGATGGAAGTTTAAATAATTCATCTACAAATGGAACAGGTGCAACTGGAACTAGTACACAAATCACAACCATTGGAGCTTCTGATCAAGGCACATCAAGACATTATGAAGGTAAAATTTCAAATTTAGTTTTATGGGATTCTGACCAGTCTGCAAATATATCTAACATTTATAATAATGGAACTCCACAAACTTCTTATACAACACCACCAACAGGATGGTGGAAATTAGACGCTTCAGCTACTTTTGATGGTTCTAACTGGTCTATTCCAGATGATAGTTCTAATTCAAATACAGGCACATCTAGCGGAATGACTGCTGCTAACTTAGTACAATCTACTCTTAATATAACAACTCCTTATTCAAGGTATGCTTTAAATTTTGATGGAAGCAATGATAGTATAGCGTTAAACACTTCTACAATATCTTTTGCAAATAGTTTTAGTATTTCAATGTGGATAAAACCAAATTCTTTAAGTAGTTTTCAAATGTTGTTTGGAGGTTCAGGTTATTCTGGAGGGACTGGAATTGCTCATTATATTTACAATGATACTGTTTGGACTTATGTATCATCTAGTGGAACTGCGGTGGCGGTTTTTCAATCTTCATCTTTATTAAATATAAATGAATGGACTCATATAATAATACAAAGAAATGTAGGTGTAAATTGGGAAATGTGGATTAATGGTGTTTTGGAGGAGACAAATTCTACAACTCAATTAGCACTTGATTTAACAAGCGCAAATAGTACGATTGCAAAACATTACAATAGCAGTTATAATTTTAATGGCCAGCTTTCAAATATATCAATTTGGAACGCATCTTTAAGTTCAGCACAAATCACAGAACTTTACAATGAAGGCAAGCCATCAAATCTTAATTCTCACAGTGCTTATTCTAATCTTGTTAGCTGGTGGCAGTTAGGGGAAAACAGTTCTTTTGATGGTACTAACTGGACTGTTTTAAATGAGATTAGTACTGGACCAAACGGAACAAGCGCAAATATGACAGAATCACAGTTATTGAATGGAGTTGGTACTACTGGAAACGGTTTAAGTGATGGTATGGGAGGTGCGGATAACATTATTGGAGATGCACCTTATAGTACAGCAAATGCAGTAAGTTATGGAATGGGCGTGGATGCAAAATCAACATCAGTACCAAGTTAAAAATATTAAAAAATAAAAAAATGAGACAATACGCAGTAATTAATTTAGAGAATACAGACAAAGTAATCTTTTCACAGGTTAATCAATCATCAGCTCAAACAATGCGAAGAAACCTTGCAAACACAGAGGGTTTACTTTCGTGGAGTACAGAACCTTCATTTATTACAAATGGAAGTTTACCTATTGTAGGTAGTGTAATGACACACTCAGAAGCACTTGAATTGATGGCAACTGATGCCTGGTCAGAACCTATGCCTGAATGAGATATTCCATCAGCATATTAGGAAGGCCGAAAAAGAAAAGAAAAGGAGTGCATAGCAAAAATGCTAGCAAAGGACAAGTAGGGTATAAAAAAAAATATCGTGGACAAGGTAAATAATATAAAAATGGAGAATGAATCATTATTGATAATAATATCCTCTTTAGTAGGTGCTTTAGGGATTAAAGAAATTTGGTCTATTGTTAAGCAAAAGATTGACATAGGAGCAAAGAAAGAAGAAAGAGTAGACAATGTCTTCACAGAACAGATTAAAAACCTAACTGCAAAAATTTCAGAACTAGAAAAAAAGATTGATGACTTAATCAAAGAAAACACACATCTTAAAGTTAAGATCGTGAAAATGGAAAACCGTTTAATCTCCAACGCGAAAAAAAGAACGGCAACTAAAAGATATAAGGATGAATAGACAAATAAAAGAAATTCACATTCACTGTTCTGCAACTAGAAAAAACAATATTACAGCAGATGAAATAAGAAGGTGGCACACATCAGCACCTAGAAATTGGAGTGATATTGGTTATCACTATGTAATAACAGCAACACAATTAGAATTTGGAAGACCTTTACACAGGATTCCAGCATCAGCAAAAGGTCATAATAAATATGCTGCTGCAATATGTTATGTTGGTGGATTAAATCCTGAAACAGGAAAACCCGAAGACACTAGAACACCAAGACAAAAGGAACTATTAATAAAGTTAATTAAGCAATTAAAACACATATATCCAAAAGCAACAATTCATGGACATAGGGATTTAAGTGTAGATAAGGACGGGGATGGAGTAGAGAAGCATGAGTGGATGAAATCATGTCCATGTTTTGATGCTGAACTTGAATATTTAGAGTTCCAGCCAAAAGGATTTAAACCTAAAAGCAAAGCAGCTAAAGACTATATAAAGAATGAAAAAGCTAAAGGATAGTAAACTAGGTAAATTACTAAAAGATAAAGCTCCTAAAATACTTGATGTAGTAGGAGATTTGCTACCTGATAAAGGAGTAATGGGAGTAGTCAAGAATTTAATTGATGTAGAACCTGAGCTAACAAGAGAAGAAAAGAAAATGCTTCATCAGCAAGCAGTTGAATTTTACAAACTAGAAGTAGAGGATAGGGATTCAGCTAGAAATCGTGAAGTAGAAATTGCAAAAGTTAGAAAGTTTGATTTTATGTTTAATCTTACTGGATTAGTAGGTTTAGGGACATTTGTATTTTTAGTTTATTCTATTGTATATATAACAATTCCTGAAAACAATGCTAAAACTTTTTATACTTTAATCGGTCTTGTTGAAGGAATAACTTTGAGTTTGTTCAGCTTCTACTTTGGGGCATCGCGCAAACCATGAAAAAACACCACGAAAGATACAAGGACAAGGGCAATCCTAAAATGAGAGTAACAGCAGATGAAATTGATGTTATTCAAAATTATAGAAGGATAAAAAAAGAAGCAGACTTCAACAATGTAGATGTTGATGATGTTAAACACCTATGGGTTAAAAGTAAAGAGTCCAGTTTATTTGTTAAAAATCCATCTTTTAGAACTAGAGCTTATAATCAGTTTAAAGATGATATAATTGAGGAGCTAAAAAAACATTCTCCAGCTTATAAAAAAATAAAAAGAAAAAAGCAGAAAGATGGTCATTTGTTAGTTATTGATCCAGCAGATGTTCATATTGGCAAACTATCTACTATATATGAAACGGGCAGCAAATACGACACTGAAACAGCAGTTAAAAGAGTTCATGAAGGTGTGCAAGGTATTTTAGATAAGTCCAACGGTTTTAATATAGATAAAATATTATTTGTTGCTGGAAATGATATTCTACATGTAGACACTCCTAAAAGAACTACAACAAGCGGAACACCACAAGACACAGATGGTATGTGGTACGAAAATTTTCTAAATGCCAAACAATTATACATAGATATATTAGAACATTTAATGGGTGTTGCTGATATTACTTTTGTTTTTAATCCTTCAAACCATGATTATCAAAGTAGTTTCTTTTTAAGCGATACCATAAAAACATGGTTTAGAAAATGTGATAATATTGACTTTGACTGTTCAATATCTCACAGAAAGTATTTTAAATACCATTCCAACTTAATTGCAACAACACATGGAGACGGCTGTTCTAATAATACTTTACCAATGGTAGTTGCTGATGAAGCTGCCAAGTATTGGAGCGAATGTAAACACAGATACATATACACGCATCACGTACACCATAAAACAAGTAAAGATTTTGCTGGAATTACATTAGAAAGTTTAAGAAGTCCATCAGAAGCAGACTCATGGCATCACAGGAATGGTTATCAAAGTTCAAACAATAAAGCTATTGAAGGATTTATTCATCATCCTGTTAATGGTCAAGTTGCAAGATTAACACATTATTTTTAGTAAAAAAGTTACTACTTACTAAGTATTTTCAATTGCCCGTTTTTACCCCTTTTTAGTTCCGACTATTTTAAAAATCTTTGCGTTGTAATAAAAATTAGAACGATATGCAGAAAGTATTATTAGAACAAATAGAGATTGAGGACTTAATATATCAGGTTCAAAGAATCCACAAAAGACTTGACAAACTAGATGATGTTATTGCAGGAACAAAGATTAGCTATGTGCCTATTAGAGAGGTGTTAAAAACACTAAATATTTCAAGGGCAACTGCTGATGAATGGCATAGGCAAGGAATTTTGAATAAAAAATATATTGGTAGTAAGGTTTATTATTCTACTAAAGAAATTGAAAAAAGGATGGAAGATAGTATATAGGAAATACTTAAAACTTTACCGAATAGCTTACCGAATTAAAATAAAAAAGCTGTAACTAATTGATTTAAAATAGATTACAGCTTAGGGTTGCAGAGAGGAAGGGATTATAACCTTTTTACACTATTTTACACATTAATTGTAATATATGATAAAATTACAGATTAATTTTAGTTATCATTGTAACTAAACAACACAGAATGTGTAAACTGAATACATAAAAACTTTACCGAATCCTTTACCGAATGTATTTTTATTTAGACACCCCACATAAAGAAACATCAGCAATAAAAGTAAGATATTATGTAAAATCTGAAAAGAAAACTTTTATTTATTCAACTGGAATTTCAATAAATCCTAAGAACTGGAACAAAGAGAGTAGGATGCCAAAAGCTAAAGCTGGAGCTGCTGGATTTGAAATAAAACAAATTACAAACCAACTTAATAGAATAGTGGAACACTTACATGTTTCAATTAGTAATATAGAACTAGAAAAAAAACAAGTAACTAGAAGTGAACTTAAAAAGCGTTTAGATGCTAAATTTAAGCATGTAGTAGTTTCTAATGATAGAGTAATAGATTTAATTAATAAATATGTAGAAGAAAAAAAATCATTAGGAAAATATCAATCAAGAACAATAGAAAAATATTCAGCACTCAGAAACAAGTTAATTGCATACGAAAACAAAACAGGGGTTCAAATAGGGGTTTTAGGGGTTAATAAAAGTTTTTTAATTGGATTTGTAAATTATCTAAGAAAAGACCACAATTTAACAGATATTACAATAGATAGAAATTTAGGTTATTTTAAGACTTTTTTAAAATGGTGCAGATACACAGGAATTCAAACAGATGAAACTTACAATCAAGTAACAGTAAAAACTCATGATGCAGACCATGTTTCACTAACAAAAGATAAAATTGAAATATTAGAAAATTTAGAATTAAATTCTGTTTTAGATAAATACAGAGATTTGTTTTTGATAGGTATTTATTCAGGACAAAGATTTAGCGATTATTCAGTATTTAAAAAATCAGATGTAATAAACAATAGAATAGTAAAGAGAGCAGAAAAAACACAATACAAAAGTTATATTCCAATATCTAAGAAATTAAATGCTTTACTTGAAAAATGGGAGTGGAGGTTGCCCAAAGTAAGCAATCAGAAGTTTAACGACAATATCAAAGAAGTTTGTAAGATAGCTGGATTCAATGAAGAAGTTACTACTACTAAATATAAAGGCAGCAAGCGAATAGTAGAAATAAAACCATTTTACAGCTTAGTAAGTTCACATACTGCAAGAAGAACATTTATAACCATTGCAGCAAACAGTAATGTTCCTGATCACATTATTATGGCCATAACAGGTATTAGAGACCCTAAGACATTAAAGACTTATAAGAAGTTTCAAGAAAATGAATTAGAAAAATATGTGGATGCTATTTTTTAAAATTCCTAACCTTATCAAACAAGTATTCTCTATACTCATTTTCCCATTGTTCAGTTAGTATTTTAAGTTCTTTATCGTTAAGGGTGTCTTGCAATTCATTAAGAAGAAGACCAAAATCGTGTACATCTTTCATACCTAAAATTTACAAAATAAACGCAACATAATTGTAATAAGTTTAATAAAAAATTAACAAATGTTTAAAAAATACCATAAAAAAGGTATAGATTTTTTTTTACGTAAAAATCAACAAATTAACGTATTGCGTTTTTGTCTTTATTGATAGATTTTATCATTTTAAGTGCTTCAATAAATTCAATAGAATTTAATCTTTTGTGAATTTCTGCCATTTGATTTTTTACTTCTGCAAACTCTTCAAAAAATGCTTTAACTGTTTCTGTTGTTGTAAATTTGGGTTCTAGCTTATCAATGACTTGTTTAGCGGTAACAGTTAAATCATCATCTTGTTGCTTAATGAACATTGAGCCGAAGCCAGTCATTAACCATTCTCTGTTCACTTGTGGAAACCTATTGCATATTTTATTTAATGTAGGATTAGATGGCTTTGCACCTTCAT